CGCATGTGAATACTCTGATCGCAGCCTCGGGCGATACCATCACGGCCCGGGCGCGCTGGCTGGTGCGCAACAATGGCTATGCAGCGAACGCTGTGGAGTCCTTCGCCAGCAATGTCGTCGGCGATGGTATCAAACCTTCGTCGACCATTGCGGACGCCGCCAAGAAGGAAGAGCTGCAAGCGCTGTGGCTGGCCTGGACCGATGATGCCGATGCCGAAGGCCTGACCGATTTCTACGGGCTGCAGCGCCGGGCGGCGCGAGAGGTGTTTTTGTCGGGTGAGGTCTTCATCCGCATCCGGCCCCGCCGCGCGGAAGACGGTCTGACCGTACCGCTGCAATTGCAGATGCTGCCTGCGGAAATGCTGCCCCTCGACATGAACCGCACGCTGTCAGGCGCTGGGCTGATCCGGCAGGGGATCGAATTCGACGGCATCGGTCGCCGCGTCGCCTATCACTTCCTGCGCCGCCATCCCGGTGATCTGACCGACCCCGGCCTCACCAATGAGACCGTCCGTGTGCCCGCCGCAGACGTGATCCACGTGCTGGACCCAGTCGAGGCAGGCCAGTTGCGCGGCGTGTCGCGGTTTGCCGCCGCCATCGTGAAGCTGTTCACGCTGGACCTCTACGACGACGCGGAGCTGGAGCGGAAGAAAATCGCGGCGATGTTCGCGATGTTCATCACCTCGCCAGCGCCCGAAACCCCACTGGAACCGACCGAGGAGGATTTGGAAGTCGAGCCTGGTCAAGTCGTACGGCTGGATCCCGGCGAGGATGTCTCGACCCCGTCCACGCCAGATTCTGGTGGCACCTATGAGCTGTTCCAATACCGGACCTTGCTGCAAGTCGCGGCAGCGCTGGGCATCCCCTACGGCTACCTGACGGGCGACACGGCGAAGGGGAACTTCTCCAATACGCGGATATCGCTGATCGAATTCCGCCGTCGGATCTCGGCCTGGCAGCATGGCGTGCTGGTGTTCCAGCTCTGCCGTGCCGTCTGGGCGCGCTGGATGGATGTGGCGGTGCTGTCGGGTGCCATCGATCTGCTCGGTTATGACAGCCAGCGGCGCAAGTATCACGCCTGCGCCTGGTTACCGACCAAATGGGACTGGATCGATCCGATGAAGGACGCCTCTGCCGAGATCCTGCAGATCGAGTCCGGTCTGAAATCCCGCACGCAGGCAATCTCGGAGCGTGGCTATGACGCCGAACAGGTCGACCGCGAGATTGCCGCCGAGCGCAAGCGCGAATTGTCACTGGGTCTCGACTTCCGCCGTCCGGGATCTCCGGCGCAGGGGCCAGGCGCTGCCAGCGGCAAGGATGACAAGCAGGACGGCGCGGAAGGCGACGACGCGCCTGAAGATACTGAAGACAAGGCTGACCACCCCAAGGAGGGCGTATAATGTACCACGCCCAGATCGCCCAGCGCGCCTTCAACACGCCGCTGATGGTGGACCCAGCCAAGGCGCTGGCGTTTCTGTCCGGGCTGGGGCCGCGCATCACGGGGCAGGAAATCACCTTCCATGGGCTGGAAGTGGAAGCCGCTGACCAGACAACCGCCAGCCCGCCCGCCCGGGCGTCGCTGTTTGGCAATGACCTCGCCCAGCGCCACCAGCGAAATGGCAGCCAACCCTTCGCCTTGGTCGACGGCATTGCAGTAATCGAAATTGCGGGAACACTTGTGCACCGTGGCGCGTGGATCGGGCAATCCTCGGGCATGACCTCCTATGAAGGGATCGCGGCGCAGTTGCAGGCCGCGCTGGCCGATCCTGCCGTTCGGGGCATTGCCCTCGTCATCGACAGCTTCGGCGGCGAGGTCGCCGGGGCTTTCGATCTGGCGGATCGCATTCGGGCAGCGCGGGCGCAAAAGCCGGTCAACGCCTTCGTGGCGGAACATGCGCTGTCCGCTGGCTACGTTCTGGCCTCCCAAGCTGACCGCATCATCCTGCCCCGCACCGGTGCCGTCGGCAGCATCGGGGTCGTGGCACTGCATACCGACATGAGCGGGGCGCTGGACCAGAAGGGCATTGCCGTCACGCTGATCCACGCAGGTGCCCACAAGATCGATGCCAATCCGTACCAGCCCCTGCCCGACGCCGTGCTCGACCAAATGCAGCGCGAGCTGGAGGTGGTCCGCCTCCTGTTCGCCGAAACCGTCGCCGCAGGGCGCGGGGATCGTCTGCCCCATGCGGCAGCTATCGCAACAGAGGCCGCCGTGTTCCGCGGCGCCGATGCCATCGCGGTCGGTCTTGCCGACGATCTTGCTGATCCCGTCACGGCCTTCCACGCTTTCGCCGCAGCGCCCCGCGGCACCAATCCCACCAGCAGAAAGGGTCCACAGATGACCACGACGCCTGAAACACTTGCCGAAACCGTCGACACACCTCCAGTCGGGGCTGCACCAGCGGCTCCGGCTGCAGCGGCCGCCGTACGCGCGCCCAATCCGGTGGCGATGTCAGCCGACGCAGTTCGCATTGAAGCAGCAGAAGTTGCACAGGTCTGCGCGCAGGCGGCCCGGCTCGGAGTGACCATTGACGCCGCCGACGCGGTCACGCGCGGGTTGAAGCCCGAAGCCCTTCGTGCCCGCGTCCTCGCCGATCTGGCCGCCCGCAGCGATGCCGCTGGCATCATCGCCACCGCCCCAGCTGCGGCGGCCGCCAAGGACAGCCCGATCATCGCGGCCGCCAAGAAGGCCGCAACCGACGCCAAGCGCTGAACCAGCGCCCACGTCCCTCACCCCAAAACATGGAGACTGACCAATGCCCGTCCTGACGGAACAGCCCAGCATGGGCGATGTCCTCAAATATGAGGTCAACCCGAACTACACCCGCGAAGTCATCACCCTGTTGATCGGCATGCCCTATCCGGTCGGCTCGGTCCTCGGGCGCATCACAGCCAGCGGCAAATTCAAGCTGTCGACCAGCGGTGGCGCAGACGGTGCGCAAACCGCCACGGCCGTCTTGCTCTATGCCGTCGATGCCACGCTGGCGGACGCCACGGGCATTGTCGTCGCGCGCGGCCCCTCAATCGTGTCGCGCGCGGGCCTCGCCTACGACGGCACCGTCGATGACGGAGCCAAGATCACCACCAAGCTCGGCCAGCTTGCGGCAGTCGGCATCATCGCCCGCGACGGCGTCTGACGCCCACCGGCGCGGCGCGTCCACATCCATCCCTCTTTCCCCCGGAGCACCCCATGACCCTTGTCCGCAATCCCTTTGACGCTGGCGGCTATTCGCTGGCCGAGATGACGCAGGCCATCAATATCCTGCCCAACCTTTACACCCGCCTTGGCCAGATTGGTCTTTTCCGCTTCGAGGGCGTCAGCCAGCGCTCGGTGATCATCGAGCAATACGAGGGCGTTCTGAACCTGCTGCCCTCGGTTCCCCTTGGCGGCCCCGCAACGGTTGGTACCCGCGAGGGCCGGTCGATGCGCAGCTTCGCCCTACCGTGGATCCCGCATGACGATGTGATCCTGCCGGGTGACATTCAGGGCCAACCGAGCTTGGGCGTTTTCGATGGTGCCGACCCGCTGGTCGAAGTGATGAACCGCAAACTGCAGCTGATGCGCCGCAAGCACGCCCAGACCCGCGAATACATGGAGATGAACGCCCTGCGTGGCATCGTGAAGGACGGGGCTGGGACGACGCTCTACAACTACTTCACCGAGTTTGGTCTGGCGCAAATCTCTGTCGACTTCGTCCTCGGCACGGCAGGCACCAATGTTCAGGGCAAGGTGCGCGAAGTCCTGCGCGCCATGGAAGACAACCTGCTGGGCGAAAGCATGAACGATGTGCATGCCCTCGTCAGCCGGGAATTCTTCGACAAGCTGATCGCGCATCCCAAGACGGAAGAGGCCTACAAGTTCTATGCCGCCACGGGCGCGCAGCCCCTGCGCCAAGATGTGCGGCGCAACTTCCCCTTCGCGGGCATCGTGTTCGAAGAATACAGCGGGACGGTGACACTTTCCACCAAAGCCACCGAACGGCTGGTGCCCGCCAGCGAGGGTATCGCCTTCCCCCTTGGGACAATGGACACCTTCACCACCTATGGCGGCCCGGCCAACCTGCTGGAGGCGGCCAACACGATGGGTCTGCCGCTCTACGCGCGACAGCATCTGGACGAAAAGGGCCGCTGGATCGATCTCATGACCGAGGCCTCGATCCTGCCGGTGAACAAGCGGCCGCGCATCGCGATCCGCATTCATACCTCGAACTGACGGGTCCACCATGAACGTCTTTGTTGCCGCCATGGACCGCATCTATGCCAACCCGTCCATGGCGGTGGCCGCATTGTGGATCTCGGCCACCACGTCAGAGGAAATGCCAATCCGTGTCATACGTC